CGGCAACACGGGGACAGTAGGAACACTTTATTTTGATCAGGATATCCGCGAGTATTTCTACGTTGGACAATCTGTAACAATCTCAGGTGCAGGTAGTCGCTACAATGGGACTAAAACAATTACAAAAGTCGATACTCGTTCATTTAACGTAACTACAGCTCACACTAGCGACAATCCACGTCACACAGTCGAGCCTTATGGCATCGCGGCAGTCGAGACTTATACAGATTATGCAACCGTGCCGGCAATCCAAGAGGCTGCGCTTATGATCTCGATCGACATTTGGCAGTCTCGCCAAGCCCCATCAAGCGGTGGCGTCACCATTGATGGTTATCAGCCAAGCCCTTATCGGATGGGAAACACTCTGCTTGCTCGTGTTCGTGGCTTGCTTGCCCCGTATCTTGATCCGAGATCGATGGTGGGCTAATGGCCTCCATTTCAACACTCCGCGCAGGTATCGCCTCAGCTCTTACAGACAACACAAAGTATTCAGTCTTTTCGTTTCCACCTGCAACACCTATTGCCAATAGCGTAATCGTCGCCCCAGCAGATCCTTACATCTCACCATCTAACGGCTGGCATGCATCGATTTCGCCCATGGCTAATTTCGTTATTTCGGTAATGGTTCCCCTTCTGGACAATGAAGGCAATCTCAATGGAATTGAGGACGACATCGTGCGAGTCTTTAACTTGCTCGCGGCGTCTTCATACACCTATAACGTCACAGATGTCTCGGCTCCAGCCGTACTCAGTGCCGCATCGGGTGATCTCTTAACCTGCAATATCAACGTATCAATACTAACGAGTTGGAGCTAATCGTGGACGATTGGACAAAAGAGCAAGCTGACTTTCTGATCAAGATCGGTCAGCTCCCACCTGCAACACCTAAGCCAGCACCTACTAAGAAAAACGAGGAATAATCACATGGCTGTATTTCTAAACAATGGAGTTCAAGTCACTGTGAACTCCGTCGATCTATCAGATCACGTTACATCTATTACACTCAACCGCACTTTCGACGAGCTTGAAGTTACCGCAATGGGAGACTCAGGCCATAAGTTCGTAAAGGGTCTAGAGGCATCTTCACTCACAATCGATTTTCTTAATGACACAGCTACATCAGAAGTCCTACAGACCTTGCAAGCGGCCTACGGCACGAACGTCACTGTGACACTTAAGCAGACATCAGCGACGAACCCTCTTTACACAATGACTTGCCTAGTCAATAACCTCACCGACATTAACGGCGCAGTTGGCGATCTTGGTACTCAGTCAGTAACTTGGAACGTCTCTGGTACAGTAGCAGTCACAACTTCCTGATAACTAGATAAAGGGGCAACAGCATGGCAAAGTTAATAGTAACGATGGCAGATAACAGCGTGACGGAAATTGAAATCACCCCACGTCTTGAATACGCCTTCGAATTGTATGCTAAAAAGGGATTTCACAAAGCGTTTCGCGATGATGAAAAGCAAAGCGATGTCTATTGGCTTGCATGGGAAGGCCTTCGACTTAGTGGAGTCACAGTCAAGCCATTCGGCTCAGACTTTCTCGATACCTTAAAGAGTGTCGAGGTTGCAGAGTCCGTCCCTTTGGCCTAGGCAGCGATAGCATCCACTATCTCATAGCTCGCTTGAGCATTGAGACGGCTATCGCTCCACAATACTTAATCGATTTAGATCCATCAATGTTTCAGATGTTATTGAAAGCCTTGAAGGATAGAGCAAAGGAGCAAAGCGATGCCTACAGAGCTAAAAGGGGCTAATGCGCTCCGCAAAGCTCTAAAGCAATTTGATCCTGACCTCGACAAAGAAACTCGTGAGGAGATGGTTGGATTCTTAAAGCCTTTAGTAAAAAAGGCTAGAGGATTCTTGCCATCTAACTCAGAGGCTCCATCTGGATTTGTTAAGCATGAAGTAAAGACGGCTAAGTTTCCGATGTACGATGCATCAGAAGCTCGTCGAGGCGTTGGCTATAAACTGACACCAACGAAACCTAATCGCCAAGGCTGGGTGCAGACAGTATCGATTCACAATAAGACGGCAGCAGGCGCAATCGTTGAGACCGCCGGTCGTAAGTCTGGGATGTCTGGCAACTTTAGCCCTCGCTTTTCTGGCACATTTGCAGGCCGTGGCAAGATGCAAGGCCGTGCGATGTTTAAGGCTTACGAGCAAGATCAAGGCAAAGCCAAGGCTGGAGTAATCAAGGCACTTGAAAAGGCTGCCGCAAAGTTTAACGCGAAAGGCAATAATGGCTGAGTTACGCATCCCGATTATCGGTGAGTTCAAAGGTAAGAAGGCCTTCGATCAGGCTGGCAAAGCTACTAGCACCCTTGAAAAGGGCGTTAAAAGATTAGGCGGAGCCCTTGCCGCTACATTCTGTTAAGAATTTAGGCCTAGCCTTTGAGACTCCACGCATCGAGGAGTTTATTGCTCAGTTATCTCGCGCTTCAGGCGTTACCGATGATCAACTTCGTCCAGCGATGCAGAAACTATTGCAGACTACAGGCTCGGTCGCCAAGTCCACCGAATTACTTACTCAAGCCTTAGACATCTCACGCGGCTCTGGCGTTGATTATGAAACAGTCGTCAATGATTTAAGTCTTGCATATGTAGGACAGACTCGTGGCCTCAAAAAGTATTCGCTTGGACTATCTCAAGCAGAACTAAAGACGATGAGTTTTGCAGATGTACAGGCTAAACTTGCAGATCAGTTCAAGGGTGCTAATTCTGCTTATCTCGAAACTTACGCTGGCAAGCTAAGTATTTTATCGACCGCCGCAGGAGAGGCTTCTGAGATTATCGGAAAGAGCCTAGTCGATTCTTTGAGCATTCTTGCAGGCGATGGAAACACAGTCCAACCTCTAGCCGACGCGATGACTGACTTGGCTGTAGCCACATCAGAAGTTATTAGCGGCCTGTCCGTAATGATTTCTAAATTCAAAGAATTGCCTGGAGTTTCTGAGTGGATTAATCTCTACTACAACAAGATTCTACCAAATCAATATAAGCCGTTTCTGGATATTATAAATTTCGTTAGAGGGCAAGCCCCAACCCCGGGGATGGGCGGATATCCTTCATCTGCACTCGGTCCGGGATACATCGATCCTAACGACGCAGCTCGTAAAAAGGCAGAAGAAGAAGCAGCCAAGCGAGCTAAAGCATTAGCAGCCTTGCAGAAAAAATCTTTTGATCTACAAAAGAAAAACCTAGCACTACAGAAAGCCTCAAAGACTCTTAACCTTGATGCCATCGGTATCGAGGCAGCACTTAAGGGCAAGATCAGCGAGACTGATCGCCTATCTTTGCAGTTACAGAAGGCCATTCTCGAAGGTAATGCAACCATGGCTGAGAAGTTAGCCAAGGATTTAGAGGCTGCGGTGAAGCGTAACAACGAGCTACGCCTTGCTCTCCTTTCGACTCCTAAAGCTCCTAATCCTTATGCAGATTGGACAGTTCCAAACATGCAAGGCATCGGCGGCACTTTAGGTCTAGAAGATTTAAGAGGTCAAAGCGGAGCCATCAGCTCAACTCCACCGATCAACATCGTCGTAGAACTTGACGGCCAAGCTGTAGGTGGAGCGATCACTAACGTTCAGACTAATCAATCACTCTCAGGATCATTCGTTAGTGTAAATCGTCAAGGCAGATTCGCGGCAAGGCCAGACGAAGGATGACCCTTCCAGCAACTATCTCAGTCTCCTTTGACTTTACTCAAGGCGCGACTTTTGGCTATCCCTTTACTATTGGCGACCCCAAGTACGGCGTTATCGGCGTGAATACCTTTGCAGGCTCAGAAGTTCCAGAGCCTGTCATCGATCTTAGCGACGTCACTCGCCAGATTACGATTAGACGTGGCCGTAACATCATGCGCGATACTTATGAGGCTGGCACCTGTACAGTCCGAGTCTTAGACCCTGACTCTTACTTTAACCCTCAGAACGTATCTAGTCCCTATTTCGGCTATCTGACTCCACTTCGTAAGATTCGGTCCTTACTTTGGCTATTTGACTCCACTGCGTAAAATCCGTGTTGCAGCTACTACGGCAACCACTCAGCACTATCTATTTTCAGGTTACGTTCAAGATTACCGATATTATTATCCGCAGGGACAAGAAACAGGATACGTCGATATTATCTGCTCAGATGCATTCCGTCTCTTCGCCATGGCTAACGTCACTACAATTACAGACGCTACGGCTGGCCAGACCACCGGCACTCGCATTGATAAAATTCTTGACCAGGTGGACTTTCCTAGTAACATGCGAATTATCGACACAGGCTCAACCACTTGCCAGGTCGATCCTGCCACGACACGCTCAAGCCTTTCAGCCTTACAGGTGGCAGAGTTTACCGAGCAGGGCGCATTCTTTATCCGTACGGACGGAACGGCAGAATTTAAAGATCGTAACGATGTCGTCGGATCTCTAGGTGCTACACCTATCGAGTTCAATCAGACTACAGGCATCCCGTACTCAGACCTTAAATTCGCGTTCGATGACAAGCTCATCATCAACAATGCAACGATGACACGAGTAGGCGGCACTACTGTCTCATCCAGCGATGCAGACTCAATCGCTAAGTATTTCCCTCACGGCATGAATGTTGAGAACCTCATCGCGCAGACAGACGCGCAGGTTCAGGATATCGCTGACATTTATGTAGCCACTCGCAAAGAGACAACGATCCGCATCGATGCTATGACTGTCGATCTCCTTGATCCTTCCGTGCCGACTGACACGATGATCGGCCTAGATTACTTTGATAATCTCACGATAACTAACGTTCAACCAGACGGCTCGACAATCGTGAAGACCTTGCAGGCGCAGGGCTTGGCATGGGATATAACCCCGAACAGCATGCAATGCACTGTGACAACACTTGAGCCAATCGTAGAAGGATTCATATTGGGATCAAGTACATACGGTATAATCGGACAATCCATAATGGGATACTAGGAGATAAATCATGGCAGAAGGCTTTCCAGCATCAACAGGCGACATCTTTACAGCCGCGGACTATAACGGCCTAGTAGCCTTCACAGTGGGCGCAGCGCAGACTAGCGACTATACGGCTGTAATTGCCGACGCTTATCAGGTCGTCGAGCTAATGAACAAGGCGACAGCGATTGCCTATCAAATCCCTACAAATGCATCCGTGGCATTCCCTATCGGTACAGTCCTCACAGTCCTCAACATAGGGGCTGGCGTCTGCACGATCTCAGCCGTAACCTCTGGCACTACAACAATCCTTTCGGCTGGCGCAGTAGCGGCGGCTCCTACCCTTGCTCAATATAAGAGCGCAGCCTGCATCAAGACTGGCACCGATACTTGGTATGTCGTAGGGGCTATTGGATAATGCTTAACAATGTCGCTGGTTTATTAAGTCCTTCTACGCCGCCTACACCTACCTATGATTTTCTAGTCATTGCTGGCGGCGGCGCGGGCGGCGGCGGCAGTACGAGTCCTTCGCTTCGCGGCGCGGGCGGGGGTGCAGGTGGTTACAGATATTTAACAGGGCAGACACTAGCCTCATCTTTTAACGTAACAGTTGGAGCAGGCGGCACAGTAGTTGGAACTACTACGGGCAACACAGGAAGTCCATCAAATCTATCAACTACTGCTGCATCAGGCGGCGGTGGCGGTGGAACTGGATCGGCTGTTGGAAAAAATGGTGGCTCTGGCGGTGGTGGAGGAGCGACAACTACTACTGGACAAGTTGGCGGATCAG